TTTGCACAGGGAGAGATACTTACTCGCATAGATGATTATATAGAGAACACAATAACACTAGCAGACGCACAGGAAAACATTGACAGTCTGCAAGAATTAGTTGTCCAAGTACAAGATCGAGTTGATACAAAAGACGAAGACGAAGCTATGGACACAGTAGAACTATTCGATTCAGAGGAAGACCTTTCTAATCGACTAGCGTTAGGATTGAATCAAGATTATGATTTATCCTACAAATTTTCTCCCAAAGATTTGGTCGTTGTCGGCGCACAGCGAGGTGGAGGAAAATCATTCACACTTTGTAATATTGCAAGAGCAGTTCAGGAAACAGGTAAGTCTGCTCTCTACTTTACTATTGAGATGGACACTCGACAGATTCTGCAAAGAATCGTTAGTATGAGTACTAATGTTCCTCTTGGTAGATTGATAGAGAGAAATTTATACCCAGATGAATGGACAAAGATTGCAAAGTGGTGGTCTGCCCGTTTTGATAAAGGACAGGAACATTTTGAGAGCTATCTCAAAGAGAAAGATTTTGATAAGTTTCACAGACTTCTTACAAGAGAACAGTTTAATAGAACGAATCAAATAG